AACTAATGTTATTGTCTATTTCGACATCAAAAGTAATGTAAACAGGTTTAGATAAATCGGGAGCAAAAGGTTTCATTACTAACCAGGAATAGGCACCATCCTCTTTTCTGTACGTAAACGTATCATTAAGAATGTCTTTGTTTGTTAGGGTTGGTGCAGCGTTAGCATCTTCAACAGTAGATAATAATGAAACTCTATTTGTACTTATTTCATTTATATTCAATCTTCTTACTTGTTTACCCAAATAATCTAAAATGGCATTTGCACTTACAGCATCGCTAGTGTTTTCATAGCTCAATACACTTTCGACAAGTTCTGCATCTTTTTTATATGTTGAGCCACTAAGCCAAGAATAGTAACCGTTTAAGGCTGTATCTGGATCATTTGCTACTTTAAAAGAAGCTCTTTGTTGTTCAGCCGTTGGCGTGTAAGCATCAAGTAACGCGTAAGTATCAAATACAATGATTCCTTCGCGTTGTCCTACCAATAACTCAGTAAACTTATCTTTAATGGCTTTTGAAATACTATCTTTAGTCACACCATTTACATTTACGGTTTCACTGTCGCCACCAGAAATAATGGCATCTAAATCATCAATTAATGCTTGAAGCTGTGTTACTAAACTAAAAAAATTACTCATCTTTATTCCTGATATGAATCTAAGGCATCACTAACGCCAGAAACAAAATCATCTGCAGTATTCGGTGATAAAACACCAGTAACAGTATTTTGTTCTGAAGGAGTGATTCGGCTCTTTATTTTTAACTTGGCCACATAAACCCAACTAGCACCTTTTGGAGTTTCATTTTCCAATGGGTGGTTAACAAATTGGGCTTGTACTAATTGAATGCCTGAAGGTGTACGCATATTGATTTCAAACCAATTAACGCCACCTTCTAAAGCATGTTCTACCCAACCTTCAAATACTGCCGCTTCAGCTGCTGTTAAACGCCAAAGCACTTGAACAAATGAAGGTACATTTTTAAATCGACGCCTTAGCCGGCTATCACCTGATTGCATATCAGTTGATACAAAGTTTTTTTGCCTTTGAATCTTCGATTTAAAATGGGGGGAAGGTAGTTCTGATGGGTATTTAATTATCATTATCTACCCTGCCTTTGTAATGCAAATTTAGACTGCATTGATTGTGATATTTCACCATCACCTTCTAAATCACTAATGAAAACATCAATAACATCTTGCCCATTTTCACTACGTTGATTAACTCTGGTACCAGGAGGCGCTTCATAAAGATTAACCACCACATTACCACCGCCTAAACGTTTTAAATTACTGTTAGAGGTTATCTGGCCACCGGCACCTGGAACAAATATTTCAGGACCACGTTCACCAACAATATAAGGTTTACCCGAGCTAACACCACCGCCTAATTCACGAAAGCCAGCAATAGCTTGTGATAAAACACCTGCCATTGATAAACCAGCCATCAAACGAATTTGAGCAGCCATACCTTGACCAGCAACAGGACCTAAACCAATAGGAGGCAATGCAAGTGCTGACATAGCAGCAACTTCACCTTGCATATAAATCTGTTTAGCTGAAAGCACTTTTTGAGCAAGAAAAGCCGTTTTTTGTAATGCGCTGCCTTCTTTAGCGTTTGATTCAATAATGCCAAGCATTTCGCTACCAACTTGGTATTTCATGCTAAGCATTTGTTTATCAAGTCGTGCTTCTGTACTGTGTTTTTGTTTGCTTACACGGTCAGATTCCGCTTTAATTCGTTCTTGTTTTCTGCGCTCTGCTTCAACCTCTCGGTTGTTTTGTTCTTCTATTCGAAGAAGACGTTCAGATTCTTGCTGGAGATAAAACTCCATTTCCTGATCTTTATATTCTTGACGCAAAGCGGCTAAATTTTCGAAGCCTAAGCGAGCTAGCTCTTGCTCTGATACATTCAATGCTTCAATGTCGGTTAAGCGTTGCTGATGATCTATTTGCAACTGCTCAGCCTCGTTAGCGTATTGAAGGTTCAAAGCCGCAAGTTTGGCCGCACCAGCTGCTTGTACTTGTTCTAACTTTTTACGGTCATCACCACCTGCTAAAGCTGAGACTGTAGGTGCCTTGTTGTCATCAGTTTTAACTTTGCCGTGTAGTTCGTCCCAACGTTGTTGAAATTCGCTTAAATCAGTTTCTAAACCAGCTAACTCTTCTTTTTTCTCAGCAAGAATTTTGCTGTTATCTGTATCACCAACTAACGCCTCCCAAAGTGTTACGCCTCCATATTTAGGGCCATTATCCACTTTGTCTTGATACTCAATAATTTCATTTTTGAGTTCAGATATTTCGTCTTTGGTATCTGCAATCGACTCTTTGAGCGTTTCTTTTCTGTCTTCAGAGAAGATTTCAGCTAAATAACGTGCACCTTCGCCTAGTTCGTCCACCCATGGCATTACCGCTTCACGCGTCCAGGCATCCCAAGCCTGACTTAAATCATCAACATCTTGCTGATAGCTTTTAAGTTTTGTTATTTCAGATTGAGTAAGTGTTGAATTTAATCCCTTAAAGCGTTCATCCATTGCTTTGAGTTTTTCACCACCATTGGCAAGTAATGGAATTAAAACACTCGCTTCATCGGCAATGCTTTCTAAGTAAAAAACCTGCTCTTGAGCACTGGTATTGGTGTCATCCATTGCCTTTTTAACAGCAATTAACGCATCTGGGCCTGACATTTTTGCAAGCTCTTGCGCAGTTAAACCAACCTGTGGCGCAATGTTTTCAAAAAAATCTTTAAACTCACCGCCACCCGTTGCTAAAAAGTCACCTAACTTATCATTGAAGTCTTTCAATATATCTGCTGACTTATCAGCGTTAATATTGTATTCCTTCGTTGCATAAGAAAATGACTGAATATCTGCAACTGTCGTGCGTGAGCGCTGAGACATGGTTTCCCATTCTCGAGCTAATTGTGCTTGAGCTCCAGCAATAGCATTAACCGTCGCAACTACTGCACCACCAACGGCAACTACTGCACCAATACCTGTTGCCATTGCCCCAAAGCCAGCAACTAAACGCCCTGACATTTGAACGACTTTGGCGCCATTACGAGAAAAGCCACTTGAGAATTGATTATTGCTGCTATTGGCCGCTTTTGCGTCTCGACCATAGCCGCGCAATAATTGCCTAGCGTCCTGAACTTCTCGCTTAAATCGAGCGGAATCAGCGTCTAATCGAACCGTTAAATCTGCGATTCTATTACCCAATTCTAATTCCTCCAGGTATCATGCTGCCAGCAGCAATCAATTCATCTTCAGTTTTTTCAACGGGCTCAGGCACCTTGTAAAAGGTATCTGGTGATAGCCATTCGTCTTTCTTTAACGTGACATTCCAAATCGACGCGCAAATACTGCCCATGCGCCAATTATCCATTTCATAACGAAAGCCTTTTTCGTAAAAATACTTCTTCCAGTCGTTAAGCTCAGAAGAAGAAATTGACGCTAACGCTTTACGCCATGAAATTTGTTGGAATTCATGAGCAAGTAACAAACAAAATTGGTGATCGGATATCGTAGTTGTGTCAGTGGTTACGTCTTTTTTTCAGACGTTTCCGGCTCTTCTTCAGCATCGTTTTGAGTTGTTAACTCGATGCCTGAAAGCTCGGCGCACTTATTGTGAATTTCACGAATAACTTCCTGCGTATAAGTTCGCTGAACCTGTTGCTGGTAGTCATTAATATTAAGGCTAAGATAATTATCTTCACCTGGTAACAAAGCTAATGCTGCCAATCGTGACTGTGCTGAAAACGCGTAACGCTTCCAAGCCAAGTTGCATTTATTAACCTGCTTAGCTGTTGGCTCTGCAGGTAATTCTTCAGGTACATCTAAATCATGCAAATACTCAAAGTATTCAACATTACCTAAACCTGATAATTCAAATACGGTAATCGATTGGCCATCAACTTCAATCACCTCTGTTTTTAGTAAAGGTGACTGAGACATTAGACTAATAGCTCCTCGGCTAATTTAGGCTTGGCGCAATTCTTAATTTTGATAGTGCGCTGCATTTTTTCATTAATCTGGATAGTTTTTCCGAAACTGTTGATGTAGCCATAAAACACATCTGAAGCGCCATTAGAGTACTTAGCTCTCCACCATGTTTTAGTGCCAGCTTCAAGGTCAGTTAATAATTGCTGTTGCTCTGCAGAGCCTGGAACCCAATCGATAGTAACTTGAGTTTCACCCGCATCTTTTTGGCCTGGAGAGGTGTCTTTCCATTCTGGGTTTTCAGCATCTAAATAATTATCTTCTTCATCGTCAACGGTAATTTCACCCGGCTGAAGGTCACGTAATTTAGCTAACTGAGTCCAGTTATCATCTAACTGAAAATCTGAAATGGTTGATATATCCGCCACATCGTCTAAACGCCAAAATGACGAGCCGGCACCTTTTTTCTCTTTTGTAGGATCTGACATTTACTCTGTCTCCAATGTAATAAGGTAAGTTAAATCTAAGGTTCCCCAAGGCTGTTCATCATCTCGGGTATAGTTAAAGCTTCGGCGGCTACAACCATCTAATAAGTTATCCGCGGTGTAATGTCGTGTAATAACGTTATTCACACGCTCGCCAAAGCCGTCTAATACTGGGTCGGTATCGTTCGTTGCTAAAACAAATACTTCAACATGCAAAACTGCTTGCCATTCTTCGCTATCAAAACCTGCATCTGTGGCTTCACCTTCATCTAGGTAAACAGCAATGGCTGGCAATTCAGAGTCTTCTTCTCCATCAGAGCCCACAGCGATGCTAACGGGTCTGCCATTGAAAAAAGTTACTTCAGGTAATTCTTGCTGAAGGTCAACAATAACCTGCTGACGAATAAGATCGTTTATGTTCATTTGCGTGTGATCACTAATCTAAGTTGATGGCTTAAAGCCCGTTTTAATTCAACCGGCATTTCTCGCTTAAGCATGGCATTTGAATGCCTTTCGAATGAGCGAGTAATTGTATGGCTTAAGGGAATTGATACGACCTTAATAGGATAAGATTTATCTGTGGTGCGCTGCATAATATGCCAGCGACCATTTTTTAATTTCTGCAAAAAGGCATTGGGGAAAATATGACGCCCAACTTTAATGGAAGTATTACCTGAGTATTTACGCTTAGCGTAACGCCCATTTTTACCTCGTCGAGCCTGACTAACTAAATACTGGCCTTTTTGTCTTCTAACTTGCGTTCTTGCTGAGCCTAGTGAAATAGCTGGGATGTTGCCACGTCGAATCTTGATATATGACGTAGGTTGTTTAGCTTTAGCTTTAGCTTTCACCAGCTTAACGCGTGGCTTCACAACTTTTTGTGGAACCTTAATTTTATGAGCAGTTTCTTTTACCGAAACTCTAACCACTTTGGCTGATACTTTATTGATAGCTTGGGCGCTTGCTCTAGGCACAGCAACCTTGCTAACAGAATTCAAATTATGAATAGCTCTGTTAATTTCTTTATCAATATAACTCATTACAATATCAGCTTGGTTATACCGTCTTCTCGTATGATTAACTTCACCGAAAACTGACGGCTATCTTTTTGACGAATAACCAAGTCACCTTTTTTTATTTTTGGCATTATGTGACGAGGCGCTTCAAATATATAAGCATTACCTTGAAAGGCATCAGAAACGTGGTGAGTATTATAGAAGTAGCCTTTAATTGGCTTACCACCAATAACAGCAATATCATTAATATCAGAGAAAAATACATTCTCTAAATCTGCTTCTAGTTGATCACGTAAATCCATACTCACCACTTACTGATTATTCTTCTTTTTTATCGTCGTCTTCATCTTCAAAGAAAGCACCAAAATCATCTTCTGGATCATCTTTATCTAATGGTTTAACTTCAAAATTAACCGCGGCTTTTTTGTCGGCTAATTTAGCTTGTTTAGCTAAAACCAATTCTTTCGCAACTTTTTTATCAACATCGATAATGGTTGGTAATTGCTCTTCTTTTTCGTTTTTACCAGTACCTGTAGTAACTACAGTGGTAGGAAAAACAGGCGTACCCATAACCATTACGCCAACTAAAATTTGTATTTTCATAGTCAAATATCCAATAACAGAAACTAAAAAGGCCAGCATAAAACTGGCCTTTACGTTGGTGAGCTAATTGCTAAACCTTTTGCCCGTAAGCAAATGCCTTAGCATGACGAACAGCAACATCTCCATCTTGGAATACACGTAACACGGTACCACCAGAAGCTGCTTTAGTTGCTTTATCAACCATAAGGTCAAGTACGCCCCACGTACCAAACATTGCTTGGCGGAAGTCACCAGCAAGAAGAGCGTTTGCTGCTAACCATTTAACCATGTGTGCTGGATAACCATTTAATTCGTTATCATTCCACAAGTAGTTTTCTGAATTAGCATTGATAGCTGTAGTTTTTAATGTGCCTTTGGTGTTGGCATTACAGGTGTATTTAAGGTCACCTGTTAGTGCATCAGCATTTTCAATCGCTGTTTCAAATGCAACCAAACCAGCATGAGATAAATCAAGCGTGTTTAAGTCAATTGCATTAACACCTGTTTGATTGATGATACCCAAAGGCTCAAAACCTGAACCAGAGCCAGCAAAAATTGCCTGGTCAATGGCTAAGCCTAAACCTTGTAACATATCGTCACGAATAAGCATGTCAGCATCTGGTGTTGATTGCTGCATTAAGCGGCGAGTAATAGGCACTGAACCAGCAACTGTTTTAGGTGACATTTGAACGACACCAAATGCAGCATCTGAATCAGTTACATCTGCACCTTCATCAATCCAGTAGAACGATGAGCCACTTAATAACTTAGGAATATCAACATTACCCACTAAGCCAGTAACAAAGCGCACACCTAACTGGGCAGCCATTGAGTTAGGGCGTAATAACTCAATAAACTTGTCGGAATGCAATTCATTGGCAACTAATGCACCACCAGCGGCTGGTGTTTTAGTGTCTTGACCACGACCCATATTGCCAAGCACTTCATAGTTAACCATGAAGCCACGCGCATCTTTACCTTGCATTTCTGCTAGTGCTACAGATACTTCACGCTCAAAACCGGCTTTTTTCCAGTTACCGCTCATATTTGCACGCATAGCATTAATTAGAGAGTAACGAGAAATTTCTTTATCCGTTAAGCCTAAATCCATTTCAGTGCCAGCTGGTTTATCTTGCTGACTACGTACTTTTTTCAGTACGTCTTTACGGAACTGATTGGCAGAAATGTTATTAGCAATAGCATCATCTGCTTCACGGCCCATATCAAATTGACGGCCTAATTGAGTGATTTCTTGGCAGCGAGAGCGTTCTGCTTGGATGTCACCTTGTGACTGAACAGGAGCTTTTTTATCGTCCTGTTTTGAACGCTGTTGTTCACCGCTACCACCGTGCTTCTCTTCGATTTTATCTTTTTTAACTTCCACTTGAATTCCTCTTAATTGAACGTTAAAAGTTTGAGTTTCTATTTCATCATTGCGCCCTAAGCCAACATCAGAATCAGCGGGAACTGCGACAGATGAAATTTCGTAGGGTTGCCATTTGGTAGCGCGGTACCAATCAACATCATTTTCATCACGCTTAACGTGAATGATTTCTAGGATTCGATAACCAACCGAAATATGTGGTCGAATACCGTCGCGCATCTCCTTAAATAATTCTTCGCCTCTCTCTGTTGTAGATAAGCGAACAATTGCTCTGCCCTTGCCGTTTTCTACCCATGCTTTTTCAACCACGCCACGTTGATCACGTAGCAAATGGTCCATTAAAAATGCACCGGCGTTATTTAGTCGAGAAAGATCACACTCACCTGATTCATGGCCAAGTATTTCCATACCAAACCAACGTTCAACAGCTGTTTCAGAAGAAAATGAAAGCTCTACTGTGCGCTCTTCTTCATTAATTTCTTCACGTTTAAAGGTAAATGTTCTGGCTTGCGCACCAATTTTTAGCTCTTTAGTCAGCTGCTCATTGGTTGCTTCTCGAGTAAATTTAGATTGAGCTCTAATCTGTTTCGTTACCTGGTTTATCTTCAGGTGCTGAGCTATTGTTTTTTTCACCTGACGGGAGGTGTTTGGTTCGTTCATGCCATTCTTCGATTTCACGGATTGTTTCCTCTGGATCATCTCCACGGTCACGAATAATTGATTGAGGAGATTTGGTTTTATTCCCAATAGCTTCACTGTTGGCTTTTTCATCCTGAAGCGGATTAACCCACTCCCAGCGGCGCCCTTGAAAACTTGGTTGGTTGATTCTTGGGTAATCTAAGATAGTTAGCTTGCCCAACGCTGAAGAAAGTAACGTCATGGTTAGCCAGTTGGAAAACACACGCTCAAGTAAGGTTTCTATCATCCATACCTGGCGTTTTTTCCAGTTGTCTCTGTCTTCTAAAACACCGTGTCTAAGGCTTGAGAAATTAACCCCTTCGAGGTCATTGGCCATTGAATTGTAATTAACATCGAAACCTGAAGAAGCACCTCGTAACGAGGTTTTAGTGTAACCTGCGGCATTACTCGCATCGCTTTTGAAATCTAAGGTTTTTACATCGTAGCCATAAGGAACACGAACACCGGCTCCTGCCTCTACATCTTCAACAAACTCTTCATCATCCTCTTCTTCATCGGGTTCAACTTCTGAATCATGAACATAAGCAAACATCTTAGAGGCGCCTACTCGGGCAGCTGTCATTTCAGCATCACGGTAGTTATAGAGATCAAGAAGCTCTAAAAGCGAAGCATGCCCCCAAGGAATGCCAATCTTTTGCCCTATTCTGAATGGGTAATAACCATAAATTATTTCGTCAGCTGGTATGCGCTGGTAACGAGTGTTGCCGTGATAATACGTTCTTTCACCTGGGTGAATGGTTAGAATATGATAAGCAACGTGACGTCCCCATTCATCTAATTCAATACCATGCCTAATGATGTTTCCGTTGTAATTATCACGGTTGTAATTAACATCTAAGTGGTCAGCTTCTAGCAGTTGTAAGGCATAACCAAATTCATTGGGGAAACCTTGAACTTCACGAACTAAAATTGCACCGTCTTGAGCCACTGTTTTTATAAACAGTCGTTTAATGTCTAACCATGAATACTGGCCTGTAACATCACAAGTGCCTTTTTTGCCCCATCGTTTAAATGCTGATTCAATTAAATCATTAGTGGGTTTATCAAGCTTGTCATCAATTTGGGCTTTATTTTGAAAGCTAAAACCATTAGGTCCAACAATGTGCGTTTCACACATTGAAAGAAAGCGAACCATATAACCGTCATCTTCACCGGCTTTTCTAGAAGCTGCTCGAATGGCAACAACATCACGGCGCAAGGTTTCATCTATCGATAAACCAAAACCTGACATTCTGGTACCAAAACTGGATTGGTTTTGAGCTTGAGCAATGGCAAAACGTTTGCCCTGGTGAGCAGTTTTAACATTACGCGTCTTTTTTACTGGCGTTTCAACTGCTGACATTATTTAAACCTTGTTTTAACAATACGAGGATTAAAGCTTGATATACCCTTAGCTTTTAACCGTTCTTTTCTGACCTTTCGAGCATAAGTTCTTCTTAGCTTTTCAAGTTCAACGATAGGGATTTTTGTCAGCTGACGACCATCAATTTGATAGGCTTCAACATCTTGAGTTATACGCCCTTCAAGCACTTGTTCTATTGCTGATAACATCTTTTCAGCATGTGAACGTAAATCAGTACCTGCAGCTAGTGCTGTAAAGTCAGGCGCTATTGATACTTGGCCACTTGTTACTAACTGCTTGTCAGTACCAAACTCTGCAATAAGTTGATAGTGATAGTCACCAGCTGCCCAGTTAGCCGTTTCATCAGCTGCTACTGAAACCGTAATTTCATTACCATTTACAGCTGCTGGTACCGTAATTTTTACAGGACCTATTAATGTGTATGAAAAACTGTAATCGGCTAATTCACTTTCAATGGATTGTGACCACTTAGCGGTGATTCCAGCTTGTAGTTTTGATGGAATCATCTTAAACGTCTTCCTCTTGCGACATAACCTGCCTTAGATGGCCGCTTAGTTCGTCTTCGTTTTTTCTTCGTTTTAGGTGCAGGCTCTGGTGTTTCTTCAACAGGCTCTGAAGTTTCATCTACTGATTCAGACTCAGTTTCATCTTCTTCAGTTTTGGATACTTTCTTGCGATCAATTCTTAGCATTCGAGCACACATATAATTCATGCCTTCACAATCGAGGTAATCATTACGCTTAGCGACTTGATCAAACTTGCCTGTTTCTTCATTGAATTCTTCAGCAACAATATGTTGACAGTACTCTTTAGTGACGTCTGAAGGTAATAACCAATCACCATGCTTGCCTCTTGGCCAATCAACTCGGCTATGAACCCAAGCTTTTGCCATTGTTGCGTCGAAGTTCCAACGCTTATCACCGTTCTTACGAACCTTACCTTTCACATTGACATCAAGCCGAACACAGGTGAACGGCTTGTTCATTCGGTCAAAACCCATTAACGCCCGGGCTTTTGCTTTGTACTTACGAACAAATGCTTGAACTTCATCTTGACGATAGCCTGAATCGACACCCATCAATTTGATTTTGTGTCCATCCCAGTTACGATCAAAGAGCTCTGCTACTTCATCCCAAACTTCTGGCTTGTCGGTATCGCCCCAAATTTCACTAGATTCAATTTTTCGACTCGACATACCAGCACGCCATGCGCGTACTACGTAATAAACACGGTTCTTTTGAACATCGACGGTGCAAATTAAATTGTCAAAACCTTCAGGAACATCACCCGTTTTGTATTCAGAGCGCAGTTCATGAACCTGCTCCCACTCTGGTGCATCACCAGCGATGGCATAAATCTCACCAAAGCCAGTGTTATAAACTGAAAGTAAGGTACTTGGATTGCCACTTTCTAACGCTTCCATCAGCTTTCTAGCTAGAAAGCCATAGCTCTTTTTAGCAGAGAAACTACAAAGACCACTTACCCAAATGCTGAAATGTGTATTGCCATCATTGGTGTTGATGTATGAATGAAATGGAACCTCAAAATCAACATCATCTTGAGTAATGAACACTGTGTTATCACTTGCCGTCCTAACCGATTGACCAGGAGCAACAGCAACACCTTTTTTATTCATGCCTTTTCGTTGTACATCTTCAATTTGACCACCGCAATGTGGGCAAACTAAACGCGCTTGCTTAACAGCTTGTGCTGGTGTGCATTCATCTTTAGTGCCTTTACCTGGCCACCAAAGTAATTCGCTACGAGGAATGAAGTATTCACCACAATCTGAATCAGGACATGGAACCGCCCATTCATGGCGAGTGCCTTTTTCCCACTGAAGCCAGATAGGGCTAGAAATTTTCTTTTTGTTAGAAACTGCCCAATGAACTAATCCCGTTTCAGGGTGTTCATAGGTATTGGCTACGCCATGTGTCGGTGTACTGGTTAAGCCTAATTTTGAATCAACGTAAGCATCACCACGCGCTTCAGCAATTTCTGCTAAATCACCTTCACCCGTTGAGTTTTCAGCAGGGCGATCTAATTCATCTACTAAGGTAATTACTGCTGAATCTGAAGCCAATTCAGTGGCTGAGCCTGCCCAAGCAAAACGTAGTGAAACACCAGCTACACGCTTTTTATGCTTTGAACTTTTCTTATCAAACTTAGTCCATAGGCTTTTTGCCTCAGTGAACATTTCAACAATTTTAGGCTCAACAACATTGTTAATGTTGGACTCAGTAGGACCAACATAAATAATCGGAGCCGGTTCATCATCAAGCCGCCAACCAATAACATTTTGCATGGTGGCTGACTTACCCATTTGGGTGCCCATAACAAACGTTATTTTTGTGAAATCCGGTGATGCAAAAGCAATACAAACCGGAATCATGTAAGGCGTTGATGTAGTATCAAACGGTCCAGGTATTGGTGAGCCTGGTGGCATAATTCTGTTCGTTGAAGCCCATTCGCCACAATGCCTAAGCGGTGGTGCTGCCACCATGCTCGCCATGTTCGCGGCGATATTCAGAAATGAATAAGTTGATTGCGTCGGCAGTGGCAACTCTGATACGTCTACACTCTGTATCGGTAATGTGCTTACACTTAGCTGGTTCATTCTCTGCCGCTACTTCTGGCGCAATTCGCGCTCCTAATCCATTGAGTTCATTCCCGAATAAGGTTGCTATGGAATAAAGAAACTGTGCTAAATCTTCCAAGTCCATCACGGAGCTTTCAGCTTTAGCTGCATCTATTTCAGCTTTTCTACGCTTAGCTGCAGTTAGTAAAATATCTTCGCCATCTTTGGTGCCTGGCTTAGGTTGACCATCTTCATCATCACCAACTTGCTTTTTGACTTCTCGATTGATTAGCCAATTAATGGCTTTTTCTGTATCGATAGAGATAGGTTTTCCTCTACCACCACCACCTTCTGTTGGCATACCTTCATCAATCAGTTTGCCAATCCACTTGGCAGACTTGCCAACAATTTCAGCAAATTCATTTCGGTTAACTAAAGCCATGATGTTCTTAGTGAGAAAGGATTAATGTTTGAATGTACTTTTGTTTAAAAGTCCTTTTGTTTGTTGGCTAGTTCTAACTAACAAATAAAAGGAATCCCTCGTTATTATTGGCTTTCAACAATAGGTCCTTTCTAAATGAGATAGGAAGAAAGGACTGATTTTCAAACCTTTTAACGTCGCAAAAGCGGCGACCCCCCGCCCCATTGGGGTTTCAGGTCTAGGGAGTACCTTTTTTTATAAAGGTGAAGGCCAAAGGCCAAGGGGGCATTAAATCCGCTATACATCACAGATTTTGACAAAACACTCAGTTGGTGCGCGGCTTCTCTCGTTAATAACTCAATGTATAAGGTTGGTATCGTTATAAGTCAGCGAGTTCGATACGACTAACATCAACACAGCCTGTGCACCTAGTTTGAATAGGGCGCCGATGCTAGAAGGCAAGGTTTACTTCGTGATTGATTTTAAATCTTGCAGTTCGGCTCGTCGCTCGTTGCCGGCACTCGAACCATAAAAGAAAGCAAACATGCCAGCTAATACTGTACCCAGCAAAAAGCCGAGGATAATATCAGCAAAGCGTTGATTGTTCTCAGGGATTACAGTGAATGTAATCATGTAGATGTATACGAATGCGAAGGCACTCCAAGCAATAGCAAAGTAATACACGAAACGCTTAGCAAACTTATCATCACTCTGCAGTGCTGCTACCTGCATCTTACGTGCATCAGCTCTATCTTTATAAGCCATTACTTCTAACTCATGTTCATTAGCTAATAATGCTTCTTCTAACTCTACCTGTTTACCTGGTGCGCGCTGTACTGCTTCTAATGCTTCAGTAGGTGAAGACGTACCTGTTACCTGTTGAGCAATAGCAACAACCTTACTAGCTACCTGCTCACCATTCTCACCACCTAACCAGCGACCAAGCTTTTTGTCTAAGCCTGTTAACTTAGCCAAACCTAAACCAATTGATATTGGATCCATTGCTAAAAACCTATGCTAATAATATTTGTGTGCCAACATGAAAACATCGATGAATATATTCTGCTGGTGTGCCTTTACCTGCTGAGCTGTTGTAGTGCTGTTTCCAGTAATTAGCTCGACCTTCTAATGAAGTAGGTATTGGTGCAGGTACAACGTAATAACGTAACCGACAGAAAATAAATGCTAACAATGGTGAATGCTCTAACTCACGATACTCAACCTTAGCCAAATCAACATCAAAATTAGCTTTTAATTTTTCATTGATAGAGTGATTAGCATATTTACCTTTAAGCCAATCAAAGGTTGGTTCGTCTTGCTGAGTAAGGCTAGTGCCCGCTGCATAATCCGTTGTATCACGAAAATCACCTAATAGGGTTTCAGCTGCAGCTGTTTCAATCAGCAAAGATAAAGCCGTGTTATTTGAACCATGCCCAATAACATCACAAACTGCAGTAGCCATAATCACAGCAACCGCTGAAGATACTAAACCGTACTTTTTCATGCTGCGTTCTGCTTCGTATTTTCAAGTAAAACCAATAATTGATCTTCAATTCGTTTCTGAGCGTCCTGAATAGGCTCCAAAGCAACATAAAACCGCTCTTCAAGCTTATCTAATTCACTTACTGTTACGAATCGTTCAGCAGCTTTCTCTCTATAATCAGAGAACTGTTCGAACAACTTGTTTTGCCTACCCCATAACGCGGCAAGCATCGCGCCAAACACCACTACTAACAACGTTAAAAACGCAATAAAAGTCTGTAAATCCACTTTAATTCACCCATAAAAAAAGCCCGCGTAATTGCGAGCTTTAAGAAATTTTAGTTTAAATGTGTATTTGTACTTTTGTTTGTTAGTGCTTTTGTTTAGGCAATAAAAAAGCCCGTCTAAGACGAGCTTCATATACAAATACCGTAGTATGGATGAAATCTTACTTTAACCGTGTCATTTGTCAATAATTAATTTTTTAAGCCTTATACCTTTTGATCAAATTCAAAAATATATACACTCGATCACTTTTCAATCAATGAGATAATAACTATGAAAAGGATATCACTCTTAGCAACTTTGCTACTTACCGCTTGTGTTTCACCTGTCGATGACATACTAAACAACCAATTCACCACCATAAAAGCAACGCCTATTAATGATGACCGAGTGGTTAATACTTGGACAGCTAGTATTGCTTCTTACCTAACGACATTAAAAATGAATGCTGATGGAACAGGTGTTTTTTGCCAGTCAGCAGGAGCATCTAATGCTATTGAAAAAGTAAAATTTACTGATGGCACATTCTACTTTCAAAATGGCGCAAAGATGACATTTGAAAGCGTAAACAATAACCAATTAACTTTATTCACTCGTTATTATGGCAATAAAAATGAAACTAATTTTATTGCTGATGGTGATTTAAAAGAGGCCTCTATTTACTGCCAAAAAGAACTAACTCAACTTTGAGTTGGTTCTTTAAATGCCTACATTGACGTAATTTGTTTTAAGTTCTTTTCAAGAGCAGCAAATAAATTGTTGATATCATTCTCTTGATCACAATCTGCATTAACACCAATTCGACTGATTAAGCCTTTTAGCTCAGAGAAGTTATTCATGACTTCTTGATGTTCTGGTTGTAAGACCCCTAGCACATCACCACGAACAAGTTGTAATTTTCCATTACCCCATCTTATACAGATTCTTCCGCACCCTGAACCTATCGCCTCAAGAGTTACGTGCTTTCCGTTAAGTTCATATTTATTACCAACAACTAGTGTGTTGAAATCCGCTAACTTGACCATGTTAAGTTCTCCAAATTCTATAAAAGTACTATTTAAAATAAAAAGAGCTGTTAACAGCCCTATTACTCTATAAAGTCTCTTTTTATTCATTACGCTAAGGTCTAGGCTTTTACGCTTTAATTTCAGTCACTTCATAATCATTGATATTGAGCCAATGATTTATATCTTTATCCAAGTTTTTAACTGCATACCATTCAGCCGATTACATTTAGGTTTTCTAGCCAAATACGTTTTGCCAACTTTCATCTCTACCTCAACAGTGACTTTCGGAAACAAAGCTAAACCGAAAAAATTAAAAGACCTTGAAATACCCATCACATCATATTTATCTTCAGGGCTAAGATCATTTTCACAACAAAGTACTTCATACCCTTGCTGGTCATTACCAATCAATGCCACGTTTTCAGTAATAAAACGTGGAATAACAATATCTAAAAACTTATTCATTACGCTGCTCTATCAACTACTTTATGACTGCTGCCGTCTTCTGACATTTCAACGGTAATATTAAAGGCACCTGCTTTTTCAAATATTTCCATTGCTTGTTTTTCATCAAAGTCGTGTTCGTACGAACAAGCAAGCCAAGCCACATTTCTTAAATGCTTAGGGTTAAAGTTTTTAACGACTTCCATATGTGCTTTATTGCCTACTGCAATTAATTCAGTCATAAAATAGGGTTTGTCTGATACTATTTCGACGCTTTTTATAAAGCGCTTACCGTCTTCAGTAACACCAAGAACAGCAAGTAACATTGACCACTTATGCCTAAAATCTGAAAAACTGGTTTGTTGGTTTTTATTAGCACAGAAGATCACATTGTTTTTCATGTTCACTACTTGATGACCTTCACCACCAAAAAACAATACAGCTAAATTTTTAGTATTTTTACGAGCAACTAACTCTTGCCGCTTTAAGCCACAATTTTTCTTTTTACGTTTCGTCATTTTCTTTAGACTCTTTTAGTAAACACTTAGAACAAGTATCAGCTTCTTTACCTCTGGCACTGCTCAGGGGAGCGAACTCTGCCTTGCATTCAATACAAATTTCACGAATATCTGTCATAAATCACTCTATTGGTGTTAAACCCTTTTCTAATCGGGCTTCATTAAATCTCTGAGAAAAACTAACAGCATCTTTTTTATCTTGATTAGTTGGTTGCTTATGGCCGCGACTAATGGCGATTTGCTTAGCTGTCGCTTTTTGTAAGTTAGTCAATACCATTTAAGCGGTCACACTCTGTACAAGCTGAATCTTCACTTTGAAATGGCCCCGCAACCAAACGACCAACTACACGACCATGATCAATAAAAATGCACCAGCCTTTTCTATCGGAGCAATACCTAATGTAATGCTGGCTAATATCCATTATTTACCCCAATCAACAATTTTAATTTGTTCAATAATTTCACCTACTGCTTTTACACGTTTAAAACGTTTATGTAGGTTTGAATAATCAACACTGTGATTGCTCGCAGCGTGTTTTAATTTTTCACCTTGAACAAGGTGTTCTTGAATAGCAGCAATAGACTTTTCACACGTTATTTGGGTAAACGAAAGTAATAACTCAACACGCTCTATGGTGTGTTTTACAGCTTTACCCCAATCTAACTCTTTAATACGTTCAACTTTTTTAGCAACTTGCTCTATGTCTTCACACGTATCTGAAAAATTAGACTCGTCAACTTTACCGATGGTAGCGGCCATACTTAAATCAAAGCCCTGAGAAAACCGGGCGTTAATTGCTTTTATTACTGGCTCACTTTCTATTTTTGTTAATGAAATAAGTAAACCAATACGGTTTTCACTTTCACTACCTGGTAATAAATAACGCATATTAATGATCACTAAGTATTGAGCGGTTAGAATTAATACCTTCTTCAGCAAAGCGGTCTGATTTATAAATCTCTACACGAGCAAAAACGATCACTGTGTTTAAGTCTTTCTTTTGCTCGTATGACAACCCAGAATCCGTTAAACGCTCAACAGCTTCATCAAATATTTTCTTGTCCATGTTGCTCTTCTTCCTTGTTTGAAAATAATTCGCTATACCTTGCTTGCCAAAGTTCCCATATGTGTTGAGAACCCGCTCTATTCGCAATAGCCCAGCCAGCCATAGCACCGCTTAATGTATGGCTAAGCTCGTCATGCCAACCGCAATTAGTACATTGGTTAAACCACATCTCACTTAACTTGCTATATCGAAAACGAGGTTTACCGTTGCAACCTAAGCAGGGTATACGTGCTTTATTTGCTGTATTCCAATGCCTTGATGCTAAATTTTCGTTATCAGCCCATTGCCCATGAAAATTACACTTAGGGCAATAAAATAAAAAAAGGGATTTTTCTTCGCTTTTTCTTAATTTCGAATCAACTTCACAAAATATGCAAAGAACTTTATTGTTAGGCGGCATTTCTGCCTGTTACCTTCAATACTTCACCCAAAGCAGTATTATCAATATCTGTTAAAGCTTGCTGTATGCGCCTCCAGCGTGGTAGCCAATCTCTACGCCAATTGCTTTCAGAAACACTGGCTAACTCTCTAATTTTGGCAGGTGTATACAATGGTTTTTCTTTCGTAACAATGTGCTGATAATCTTGAACACACAAATAAACCAAACCTTTTAATTTTTGAATAGATGCTTGCTTTAAACTGCTCACTTCACTTTCAATTTCAGCCCAAACTGCCTTTGTTACTGTGCTTTCATTTTCCCAGTTTTGTTTTTCACAATAGGCGTAATACAACCAATGTTTTTGTGCTTCAGGTAAACTATTTACTGCTTTTACAATTTTTGTGTCATTAAATGCCCAAGGCGGTAATGGCATAGAACTGCTGCCCTTTCTTGTTTCGCTAGCTTGTACGCGACTAAGTTTTAATTGATAACGAACCTGCTCTTCTTCGGTTCCAGTTTTAACAAGGTGAGAACGAGGTACACTATATTGCGTACCTTCAAATAATGGTTTAGATAACGCTTGAACGTTATGTGCTAAAAACACACGCTCTCTGGCCCACTCTAATTGCTGCTGCTTGTACTGCGAGGACATCAGAATTACCTATAATTTCGGTCTTTTATTTCTTGAATCGTTACGCATTCAACACATTCCTGAACACCTGGTAAAGACTTTCTTCTTTTGGCTGGAATAGGCGCACCACAACCGCAAAACTTAGCACTTACACCAGACGGCTTATTAGTTGAATGCTTTTGTAATTGTTGGTCTATGTGGTGCTGTTGATTAGCTTGTGCGGTATCTACGGTATCCATAATTATTCCACCGTAATTTGAGCTGAAATTGTTAAGCGTTTACTTTGAATGCCTGTACCTGCTTGAATTTGAACAAGCTCACGCTTTAGCGCTTCAATTACATCAATAATTTCATCGGCATATTTCTGTGTGGCTACTTTGTCGTCAGTGTGATCATAACTACCATCTTGTGCCGGTGCAGCTGCTGCAATAAATTCTGAAAATTCATGCATTATTTGAGCTAAATTAGCCTGTGTGCCTGTGCCTAGTTGACCCGCTTGGGAGATAGGCAACGGCACATTAAGCACACCTGCTAAAGCTAGTAATTCTTTTCTACAACTTGATTGGTAAGGCTCTGGCATTGAAGTAATCCAAGCCCATTTCCAAGAAAGTGGAAAGTTAGTGGTGCCTTTCATTATCCGTTCAGCCTGGGTAATACGTGAGGCTCGCCAACGTAAAAAATGCTCTGTTCCTACAATGTCTTCTTTACTGTACAGGCCAAGCTTTTCAAGCTTTGGTGTAAGTAATTCAGTAACAAATTGAGGTAAATGGCTAGATGTATCTTCAAACCACTGCTTAGTGTGGTTGATAATAACTTGGTCTTCTGTCATTGCGTTTTCGTCCTAAAAACTGAATGTTTGTCGACCTACATTTTGCACAAAGTTCAAAAAACATGCAATAGAAAAATGTTAGATATTACATGTTTGAGTTTTTTCTTATATGTATTTTTTACCCTAGTATATATATCAATGTATGGGATCATTTAAGGATGAAAAAACCTGGTGAAATTTTTAAAAGAATAAGAAAAGAAAATGTCTGGACGTTAAAACGAGTTTGCGATTTAGCGGGTGATATGTTCGATGGAAGTTACCTTAATCAAGTAGAAAATGGTGTTAACCCAAACTTTTATTACGCTATAAAAATATGCCAAGCATTGGGTATTAACCCTGATGATGTAATTGCAGAAATGGATGGTGGAAATACTGTTGTTTCAGAGCATATACCCGTAAGAATGATACCTAGACTATCATGGGTGCAAGCAGGTAACTGGACGAGTTCTCCAAGTGGAATGGTCGCTGGAGAGTGTGATGAATGGGTTTACCCTCCAAGAGATAATATACCAAATGACTGCTATGCCTTAACTGTTAAGGGCAATAGTATGCAGTCTGATAATGGTGTCTGTTTTCCTGAAGGTTGTACAATTATTGTTAACCCAAATATACAACCAGAAAATAAATCTTTTGTTATTACTATGTTTAATGAGAGTGGTGATACAACATTTAAACAGTTAATTGTTGATGGGCCACAACGGTATTTAAAGCCATTAAACCCCAATTACTCGATGCTTCAAATTAATGGTGAAGTTAGTTTTTGCGGTGTGGTTATTGATGTAATTCAGAGGATTATTTAATAAATGTAATAATTTACACTTTAATTAAATGTTGTTTATTACGTTTCTTTGGATCTATAATTGATTCGCGGTAAGGGATGTAGTTTTAACAAGTAAGTTAATAAAAATTAAAGCTTAAAAACGAAAAAACCCGAGTTGGTCGCTCGGGCTTATTCGGATAACAAAAAGAAAGAACGCCAACAAATTCACTGGATTTCAAATCGATTTTATCTTAATACGGTTATGGAATCACACAATGGTTGATTGAGAATCACCACACCTTGCCCTTGAATTGTAGGCGTTCATATTGTTATCTGCAAGCTTTTTGTTTGTTTGTCACTTTGTATCAAACACCTAAAGTACAAAGGTACTTTTGTTTATTTTGTGAAGAAGTGGCTTTTTAGCAGTTAATAATAAGAATGGAAATCATGAGAACAATAACAAATAAAGAACTTACACAAGGTAAAACACTAAATTTTAGTAATGGTAGGTTTCCCTACCTAAATACAAAAAACAGACTGAACTTGCAGCCAAGCATTTAGCATACTTTTGTATGTTAAATGCTTTTTTCTATGCCTTTCGTATAGAGAATTGGTTTGCAAAATTTAGTTAGTTTACATCAGCACGCCTATTTAGATGAGAAGGCTTTAACTCTTAATGAGTTAAGGCAAGCTTCTGGTGCGCCTATTGATATTAAGCCTGGCAGAATAGAAACTGTTTCAGGTTGGTATGCTGATAACTTTATTTATCGTGGCATGGTCAATATTTATGGTGAACGTTCAAGCGAACGTATTTTGCCAAAACGTATTGAATACGTGCACAGCCCCAAAAAACTAAATAACAAATTTGCTGCTGGTAAAGTGGCTGGCTACTTCACACCGTTTGGTTTTAATCTTGAAGACTTACCTAATTTAACTACCGTTATTGTTTGTGCGGGTTTAGCTGATGGCTACCGACTTTATCAGTCAGTGTTAATAATATTGTTGAAGACATTAGAAAGGTTAACCCTAATGTTTACATTGTTGGCGCTGCCGATAATGACTTTGCAGGTATAACAGCCGTACATAAAACTGGCTGTGATTTTATTTTACCGAAAAGCCAAAAAGATTGGTCAGACATTTATCAAAATGAAGGTGCTGAAAGTCTTTATGATCAAGCATCTAATATTCAAAAACACTTACCGTTATTTCCTGATAGAAACTACCAGTTTAATTTAGAGCGCATTCGTTTAAACAAAGGTTTAGACAAAGAAATTAACCGCCTTAGTCATTGTGAAAGCATGACCGAAGCTGCCGCCAGAGCCTACAGTATTCTTTGTAAATATGAATTTAGAATGCCGTTTGAAATTAACCCTAAAGAATTAGGTAAACGGTTGGTAATGGCAAGTCACCATATTATTAATGCTGAAAACATTAAACACTTGGTTGGTATTATTGAAACACGTATTGCTAAACGCAAACGGTTAAGCCTTGAGCTAACCAGCTTTAAGCACCACAAAGTTAAACGTAAACATAACTTACATCTGCTTCCAGGTATGCCTAATTTTGCTGACAGATTACAAGGCTTTGTTGGTGTAATGGGAATAAGCGCACCAAAAGGTGGCGGTAAAACTGAAAATGCAGGTATACCATTTGTTGAGGCTTGTGAAAACAAAGGTCTGACTATGGCGAGTTGTCATAGTTCCGCATTGACCGATGATTTGAAAGAACGCTTGAAAATGGCGGGTTATAAAGAAGATCATCTTCAAATTTGTGATATTACAGGCCTAGCTATTTGTGTTGCCTCTATCGCAAAAGATAAGTTCTCACCTTTTATTGATAACGTCGACTATGTCTTTATTGATGAAATTAAACAAACATTAGAATTTTTATCTGCCAATGAATGTTCAACTAAAGGCAAAACCAACGCTGATGTTTACTATAAGTTAAAACGTATTATTGCCAATGCAAAAGCTGTTGTAGTGGTTGATGCCGATTTAAACGATCGTGTTATTGAGTTTCTTGAAGAATGTAGACCAAACGAACGGTTTGAAATTTATGATATTGAAGACAGCCCTCGTCATTGGCGCCACGCACCAGAAAACTTTGTACCCGCTAATAAGCATAAATTTGCTAAGAAAAACATTAATTACATTATTGGTGACGAGTCTGCATGTTACGGCAATATTTTAAGCCGACTGCACGAAGATGAAAATTTATGGATTGCCGTTGAGTCGTCAGAAAAGGTGAGAGAGCTAGCTAACTTTATTCGTGAACAAATGCCTGATATTAGCATTATGGACGTTAACGCTGGCAATAAAAAGAATAAAGCACAGGCTGAGTTTTTATCAAATGTTAATAAACATGCGCCTAATTATCAGGTGGTTATTCACTCGCCTGTAATTCGTTCTGGTGTTTCTGTTGTTGCTGAACCTGGTAAAGAGCATTTTGATCACACGTTTTTTATTGGTAGTGGCCATTCAATTGTACCGAGTGATGCTAGCCAAATGTTAGCGCGTGTTCGGTACGTGCATGATTATACGTTGTCACTTTCTAATAATACGATGTCGCAAGATGCGCGTGATCATCGTTCTGTATTAATTGGTAAAGAGCAAGCCAGTATTCAAGAAGGGAAACGCTTACACGCAACTGAATTTGATAGATTTTGTGCTCAAGTTTCTGAAGATGAGCATAATGCCAAGGCTGATTTTGTTAATGGCCTTTTGTGGTTACTTGGGCGAGAAGGTCACAAGTTAACTGAATATAAAGACGTTGATTTTGACTATACCAAAGTCATTAAAGCCAATAAGTTTAATACTGAATTAGAGTGGCGTGAGTGGGTAACTAATGCTGAGAAACTTACAACTGATGAGTATTTTGAACTTTCTTCACAGTCTGCTAATACGATCACTGAAACCTGCCAAATAGAAAAATACGTAATGTGCCAGCAATTAAATGTTGAAGTGCTAGAAGATGAGCATTTTGACCTTTGGAATGGCGGCAGGGTAATGAGTGAAATGAAACGCTTGGCCGCATGCTTTGACAAAATAGCATTTGAAGAAAATGATGATGCTATTCACCTACATCACCGAAAATTCAGCAAAGCCAAAGTATGGGCGTATCAATACTTATTTGAAGGTATTGATATTGAAAAAGGCCGTATATCACAAGACCAAGCCAATCACATTATTGAACGCGCTATTGAGAAACGTTACCTGTTAACCGAATTGGGTGTTCTACCCAGAAAATACGCCAAGTATTTAAAGTTAGATAGAAAAGGTAACGACCCGTTTAGTTATACACGATATCCGAAGTATCCAATGAAAGATGTTCAGTCCATTTTTAAACGAATGGGCTTGTCATTGAACCGTAAAGATAATTACCACAGTGCTGATGATGATCATAAGAATGATTATGAGTTAAATCAGTCTGTATATACCTATAAACGTGAAGTTTGTACTCAAATAGATTTCAGCAGAATGGGGGGGTATTGTATTAGAGAAAACTCCGTTTCTGCTGAAATTATCGATTCTGAGTGGGTGCAAACCGAGAATTTGGTGGTAGCTATTCTTGAAATGAAGGATCAACCTCTAATTGCGCGTTCTCTTTTAGATAGTGAGTGTGAAAAAATGGGGTTAACGAGTAAAGATCCCCGAGTGAAACGACTTTATGACCGGATTAATAAGGTAGCTTAGGGATAAGTGCGCCTAAATTTTGGTAGACTGATATTTTTATCCACAAAATTTGTGGATAAAGTAGAAGCAATATAATAAAGACGGGTTAACTTACGGCAAAGGATATGAGCGAAATACTATTAAAAGAGCGTGTTACTCTCACTAAAGATGAATCTATTCATCCGGACTATGGCTATTTAGTTGAAGTTGATGACGACGAGAAAGGGACTATTGTTGGTATTAATATTGAGTGTGAACTTTTATTTGAACCATGCATGCCATTAAGTCGATATGAGCTTTTGGCAATAGGCGATAAGCTTGATGAAAAACAAGGTGAAATTTTTCCAAATACTTTACCAACAAGGCCGACAGTTAGCTTAGAGTTGCAAGATGACTGGAAGCAAATTACAAAGTTAATTATGAGGGTCTTGGAAATAAGGAAGGATAGGTCGACTGCTCGCTTTGTACTGGAGTTAGAATGTAAAAATATAGGCTTGTCTAATCAAGACCCAGCAGTTGAACAGCTATATAAAGATATTTATAGAGGTGTTTGGTAAATCATTAACTCAACACCTTAGATATTTGCTGATTAAAAATGGCATTTGGGATCATGTTATATAGTCCTAGTTGCCTTGACATTTCGATAAGCTGACTTTTATTTGAAGCGCCTAGAAAGCCTCGTATGCGTTCAATGGTATGTTCTATGGTTCTAGGTGACCTACTGAATATTTTTGCAATTGATTTAGCGTTGTGGCCGCGTAGTGTGAAGAATAGAATAAGTTCTTCATTGTTTGTGAGCCCAATGCTTGCCATATTGCTTACTGATATTGGTTTTTGTTCTGGCACCAGTAGTTGAAAAAGCTGATTGTTTACTTGGCCAGTGTTGTTTTTAAATTCTCGCGCATTAAATATGGTACCAAGCACTTCGCCAGTTGGTGACATGAGTGGGCTTTTTATGAATGTGTAAATTCCCCACCCGTTTGCATAGGGGTGAATATCCAGAATTGTTTTCGGTTTCTGGGTTTGCTCAACCAGCCTGTCCTGTTGTTGAAATTGTGTTGCAAACATTGCGGTGTCGCATTCCATGTCTGCATCAGTAAGACCCTCTACGTTTCTATTTGTCATCCCGACCATTTCTTTTGCTGCTCGGTTAGCATATATCAATACCGATTCAGTGTTTTTAATGCCCCAAGGTTCGCTTTGCTGACTAAAAAAGTTAATTAACGAATCAATGTAAGCATTGTTATTTTTCTTGGACATAAATTTTATTTAAGTAGGGTATTTATTACCCTTACGTAAAGATTAGTACGGGGTAACAATAGAAAGGGTTTATAAAATGGAAAGGGAAAACAGGATGTGTGAGTTTTGTAATACGTGCATTGATGGTGTAGATAGCTTAATGGTTAATATAGAGAAAACCGCAGCGCTTATTGAGTTGTTAGAAGCAGCTCAGCAATCAGGCCAGCCGCTTTCAAACAGGGTAGTGAATTTTGCTATTACAACTAGCAAAGAACAGAATTTAGAGCGAGAGAAAATACTTAACGCGCTGCAAACAACGCGTGGTGCATTAAAACTGGTTAATTCTAGTTAGTTTCGTTGTTGTATTGAATACGTAGAGCTTCAAGGGCGTCACTTTTACGCCCCTTGGCACTACATTCAAACTCTAAGCCGTTTACCTCAACAATGGCTTGCCACATGCTACCTTGCTTTTTAACGGTTGGCTTTAGTTCATTGAATGGTGGCCATTCTGGTTCGTCGTCATCAAATTCCGTTTCGCTGTTGTCAGCGCCAGCTTCAATTTCAATTTCTAATTCTTCAAGTTCAAGCCTTAGCTCTTGCAGCTGCTCGTTGTTGTCTTCAAGTTCTTCTTCAATACTTTCTATTTCGCCAGGTATTTCTTCAAGACGCTCTTCAATACGGTGTTTTTCAGATTCAATTTCACCTTTATCGTATTCGAGTGAATCAATCACTCCCTTACTTTCTTGAATTTGATCTTGTAGCTCTTGAAGCTTACGTTCGTTGTCGTTTTTGGGTGCGGCTTTTGGTGGTTCAAACTTATCAATATTAATTGACGGTGCTGGGCTACCATCACTATTCAAATATTTTTTAATAGTATTTAAGTTAATTTGTTTGCCATCGGCCAAGCAATGTTTACGAATATAAGCAGCTGTAATTTCTTCCAGTGTTAAGTCATTTTCAACTTCAGCTTTTAGCCAGTTGTGAATAAGTAACATTTTCGGGGCCCTGGTATACCCTTCAATATCTGCATCTGCTTTTTTCAGGTATTCAAGTAAGGCCTCTTTAATTTGCTGACTTTCTTCAGTTGGTTCCTCTTTGATCACCTTGATGGTTTTAACTGATTTATCTACTTGGAAAACCTCATAGTGAAGTTGAGTTTCTATTAATGAGTGGCCAAGTACTCGATGGCGGTAAGCAGAGCGTGATTCACCTTCATTTTTATGTTCGTCGTAGGTGATTTCAGTATAAAGAGCACGGCAATCTTTTGATGAAAAGTGGCCGGATTGTAAAATTTGGCGTACTGCCTGGTTAACTGGAGTTTCATATTTTGAGCCAACAGCACGGTTGTGATAGTAATCTTTAATATCGCCATCTTTAACTGTACATTCTACTTTTTTACCACGAACATCATGGTAATTTAACAAGTCCTTACTTGTAGCCTTTCTTATGGATTTTAAGGCTTCAGCAACTAATTCAGCTTTTACAAGGGTAGGGATTTTGTAAGGCTTAATTTCTTCAAATAGATTTCTATTTTTAGTTTTTAGCTGACCAGAGAATAAAAGCGAATACTCACCATCAACTTTAAATTTAGCTGTTTTTAGTACTTCAGTAATACGTCTACCTGCAGACATAATTATTGCAACGGCCAAACTTTCAGGAGTTGATTTATTATCCTTTAAAATTTCCTCACAAATCGTTTTTATCCAATCAGGATTAACTAGAATTTGATTAATAGATTTTTCTTTTAATTTGGCTTTACTGTCATCGCGTATCCAATCTTTTATTGCTCCTTTTGGTTCGAACATATAATAAGCATGATGCTCAATTCTAAGGCTCATTACATCCTTTCTGAATTGTGAACCAGTGATAGCTTCAGAACGAAGTAAAATAATATTGTCGCGTAGCTTCTCAATAGGTAAAGCAGGGCTAAGCATATTTTCAATTTCTGGTTTTCCCTTACCATACTTGCGTATAAAGCTACTTATATTCTTTTTAATGGCATGGTTTTTAATACCAAGATCTTTTATACCATTCCTAAAATCAGCCATTAATTTAGTGTAGTAACGATGTGAAACAGTAGGTTTACTGGTTAATTCTCCAGTTTGAGGATCAACCTTAATATTCATCTTGTTATGCTCTAAATTCGCTAATTGCCTACAGCTATCACGAATGTGTTTAGCTCCACCATCAGCTTTATCTTTAGCATCATTTTCAATTTTCAATACTTGCTTTACTACAGCTTCAACCGTTTTTCTATCACTCATAATAACCACCTAAAAACAAATAAACTAAAATTAAGTGTACAGTAATTTCGGTTAAAATCAAATAATTTAAAGCAACTGCACAGCAACCACTTAAATATAA